GAACTTGAATTATATCTTGAAGATGAACTTCTAGATCTTACAGTTCAAAATCTTGCAATGTATACTGAGAATCAATCTGCTGTACAAAGTGCAGCATACAGGATACAAACAAATGAATAAAATTTTAAACAATTAAATTAATATAAAAAATGGCTGATTTTTCATTAACCACGTTATTCGTGGTTCCAGTAGGACAGACTGCTCTTCCTAGCTCTGGTTCAACCCAAGACCTCGCTGCAGGTCAAGTGGGTATTTTTAGAAGTGACTATACTTTAGCAACAGCTGCTAATATTGCTGCTTCTCCTTATTTCTACATAGCTCAAGGTAGAACAAACACTTATCTACAAGGATCTAAACGTTCTGATAAGATTAAAGGATGTCCTTCAGGTTCTGGTTGCAATTCTAACGTAACTGAATGGTACACAGTAAAAGGATGTCCCACTGCTGCAACTCAAGTTACTGATGTAACTAATTGGAATGTACAGTGTGGTGATGTAGTTACATTAACTCTTCGTGCACATTCTTCTTACATTGACACCTTGTATTTCAATGGTTTCACTCGTTCAGTAACTGTTCAAGCTCCTTGTTGTGCTTGTGATGCTAATCCTTGTGATCAAGTTGATATTCCTGAATTTATTGATAGTGTTATTGCTAAACTAGAGCAACAAGCTCCTGGTAACAACCCTGATAACATCAGCTTCAATACATTCTACACATTCCAACGTTTAGGTAATGACGCTTCTGCAATCCTTCGTATTACTGGAAAGCCTCTAACTGTATATGGTCAACCATGTGATGTTGCTGCATTCCCTTTTGAATATGATAGAATGTACTTCAGAACTTTCGTATACAATGGTCCTGCTACTACTGCTGACTTTATTGTTTATGATAACTGTGACGTTGTTGCTGATCCTATCATTATCCAACGTGCTTCTTACCCTTCAGGTCAATCTGCTGAAATTGCTCAATTAGAGAAGAATTTCTACAGCTACCAAGCAGGATACTTAAAGCATCTTTACAGAATGGCTGGATACAACGAGAACTTCGAGTCTTGGGTATCTTCAGGAGTGACTTATGACACTTATTATATTAAGTTTAATGAGTACAATAAAGCTGCTTATCAGTGGGGTGATTATATCATGGAAGATTCTATGGTGATCATTGCTGCTCCTAACGCAGATGTAAGTGGAATTGCTGCTGCTATTGAAACTGTATTAGAAGCTGGTCTTGGTACTGTGGTTAATGATAACTCTTGTGTTACAACCACTTCAACCACCACTACAATTTGGCCTACTACTACAACCACTTCCACTTTAATTCCATAATTGGATAGTTGTAAATTAAATATCACATAACCTATGCCAGAGGTGAGAGGATTAAATCTCAGATCCTCTGGCATATTTATTTAAACTAATTATGCCAGCTTTAAATCTAGATATAGTAGTAGTACCTACATACAGTACATTAACATTAGGAATAGCTGATGCATCAACTTATCCTACAAATCCTCCTATTGTAACAGCTCCAACAATTGAGATAGATGTTCCATCATTAGGAAATGTAGTGTTACCATTTGTACCAAATGATTTTAACATCTTTACATCTGCTTCATTAGGACTCACTCTATTAGGTGAACCTCTGATTCCTCTTCCTGATGGATTGTACATACTTAAGTACACTGTTGCTCCTGCGTATGAAAACTTTGTTGAAAAAAGTATAATGCGAGTGGAGAAGTTACAAGAGAAGTTTGATGAAGCATTTATGAAACTTGATATGATGGAATGCGACAGAGCTATAAAAACTCAACAGAAAGTTAATCTTACAAGTATATATTTCTTTATTCAAGGATCTATAGCAGCTGCAAATAATTGTGCTATAGATGAAGCAAATAGGCTTTATGATCAAGCGAATAGAATGTTAAATAATTTTATCAAAAATAATTGTTATTGCTCTGGTAATAACTATGTTGTAAACTTTAGATAATATGGCTACTTGTAGAGGATGTAAAGCAAACTTTGGATGTGGATGTCAATTAGTTAATGGTCTTTGTGCAATGTGTCGTGCAGCTGCTACAAAGTTTAAACAAGTTATAAAATATGTTAACTCCTAGACTTACTACTTACCCAGCATGTGCTACAGTTACAGCACTATTAAATGATATAGATTGCAGACTAACAGAATTAGCAGTTAATCTATATAACAATCTTATCTATTCATTAAACCAACCTATTGCATCAGAAGCAATGATGGATCTTCTGAATTACAAAAGAATACTAACGTATAAGTTTTGTAATCCAGATTATGCTGCACCATTCACTGTAGAAATGATTGCTAGTAGAGTAAAACTTTTAAAATATAAATAAACATGTCTTGTTCAAATTGCTATAATGGATGTACTGAGATTGTCTCAGATAAGTGTGTTAGATATACAGGAATAGATGTTCCTGTTTTGGGAATACAAACAGGAGACTCTCTGTCTTATGTAGAACAGGCTCTTATTGAGTTTCTTACATCTACACTAGATGGTACAGGAATTAAACTAACTATAGACCCTGCAATTATTTGTACTCTAGTTAATCAATATCTTCCTGATTGTGAAGACCTAAATGCGTTAAACCTTTTCAAAGCTTTAATTCAAGCTTCTTGTGATTTACAAGATCAAATAGATGTAATTGTTGCAGAACTTGCAGCTCTTGAAGGAAATTATGATGTTGATTGTTTAACAGGTGTATCTGCTACAAGTGGAACACATGATATCTTACAAGCTGTAATCACAAAGCTTTGTGCTGTGGATGCTGCATTAGTAGCTCTTGCTGTAGATGTAGATACAAACTATGTTAAACTTGCTGATCTAGATGCATTAATACAAGCCTATCTAGATTCAATAACTCCAACCACTCAACAGAACGCTAAGATGGTTCCATTCACTGCAGTGGAATACTATGGTCCATTATCTAATTTTGATGGTTCTGGAGCAGGTATTGCAGGCTTAGGATGGGATAAGATTTATATATGTAATGGATCTAATGGTACTCCTGATAAAAGGGGTAGAGTGGGTGTAGGTGTAACAACAGGTGTTCCTGGAGGAGCAATGTCTGCTGCAGTAGATCCAGCTATTCCAGGTAATCCTACATACACATTAAACTCAGTGAATGGCACAAACAATGTACTTTTAACTACAACACAAATTCCTGCACATACACATACAAACACTGTATCAGTCACACCACATACTCACTTCTTATATTCTAATACTATAAATAGCACTGGTGGACAAATAGTGAATACTACAGATAATGTTGCAAGATCTAGATCTATTACTACTGATCCATTAAACTATGAGATAATGTCATCTACTACAACACCAACTTTAGGTAAAAGTAGTTCTGCACAAGACACTGTTTCTGTATCTATACAAAATGCAGGAGGTGGTTTATCACATCCAAATTATCAGCCAGCTTTGGCAACAAATTATATTATATATATTCCTTAATTTTAAAATATGGCATGTTTACCTGGAATGAATTGTTATGATGCTTACAGAGTTGCTTATCCATTTGCTTTTGATTCTCCTTGTGACACAACACCATGTTCAACAAGTAATAAGATTATATATAATGGACCAAACCTTGCCTGTACAGGTATTCAATCAACTGATACAGTTGAAGTTGCTTTACAAAAAATAGATGAAAAAATATGTTCTGATGAGTTTGTAGGACAGATAATAAACACTATTAAAAACAATCCTATTCTTCAAGCATACTTTTGTCAATTGGTAAATACATGTCCTGCAACAACCACCACTACTACAACAAGTATATAAACCAATAAGATATGATGACAGTATTAATAACATTAACAACAGCAGGTTCTGATACAGGACCATTTGATCTTTATTCAGATGTAGATGGGTTTGTAGTTCCTTTTGAAAACAATGTACCTAAAGCTTCTTTAGTATCAGGATACACTTCTTTTTTAGTTCCAAATGGAACTGTAGTGATAAGAGTGACATCTGATTCTGTATGTACCAATTACATTGATTTAATTATTAGTGGTACCACCACAACTACATCTACAAGTAGTACAACATCTACTAGTACTAGTACTACTACCACAACCACTACATCTGGCCCAATAATGGGAACTTTATATGGTTTATATGGATACGCTGATATTTCAGGAGAAGCATGTACACAATCTGGTGGAAGCTGGGTTTCATATGGATCTCCACAATTAGCAGTGTATGCAGTTTCATCTACTTCTATAGGAGTGACACAATTCTTTAATGATAGTAGTCTACTAGTTCCATTTGATGATCCAGCAGCATATAATAAACAACTATCGTATTCATTAGGATCAAATCCAACTGATTTATATACAGCGTATTATAGTAATACATTAGTAATATCAAGTCAAACTGATTGTTTTTAAAATACAAAAATCCTGTTTTGTTGGTTTTACAGGATTCTCCTGAGATTAATTTCTCAGGAGTTTTTTATTTTATAACTAAATTGATTATAGACAATAACATAGTTAGT